GATATGGTAAGAAAATCTTTGAACAACTCAAAGAGGCAATCTCACCAGCATTTGAAGACGAACAAGCAATTAATCCTTTCGACTTGAGAGAGGGTGCAAACTTCAAGATTAAAATTAGAAAAGTAGATGGTTACTGGAACTATGACAAATCTGAGTTTGATTCACCTGCTCCATTGTTTGAAGATGAAGCACAGTTGAATACTATATATTCATCTGCTCATTCATTGTCAGATATAATTGCGCCAGATGAGTTCAAATCTTACGAGGAACTCAAAGAGAAACTCGATAGAGTTCTTGGTCTAACTGGTTCAGTAAGTACTTCTACTGCAGAGTCAGTTGCGGAAGACTTGGACGAAGTGCCATGGTCTAACGTAAACAAAGAGACTGTTGCAGAAGAACCTGTAATCTCATCAGCAGAGATGTCATCTAGTAGTTCAGATGAAAGCGATGCGATGGATTACTTCAAGAAGTTAGCGAACGACTAACTTCTAGTATGGGAACCCACACATTATATCATGTGTCCAATGTGAAGTGTGGGTTGACTGAGACCGTGGAACGGGGGTACTCAGTAAGGGAAAGGTAGTCGGGGTCAAAGCGGGACTATCGGTACAGAGCGGGTTGCTGTAAAGTAGATTGGGGCGACTGTACACTTTTAATTAACAGGAAAATTTATGCCGAGTGTAACACCAAGAACAGATAGAAAAAGAAACAACGAAGAACCATTCGATAGAATGTTAAGGCGTTGGAAAAAATCATGCGAACGTGCTGGAATTGTTCAAGAGGTTAGAGACAGGCAACACTTTGAAAAACCAAGTTCTATTAAGAACGAACAGAAACAAGCAATCAAACGTAGAAAGAAAATTCAAGCTAAAAAAGCAGCTCAAAAAGGTTTTAGACTAGGGAGATAAAATATGGTAGGGCCCAACGGAGAAACAACTTACAACCTTCATGATGGTTCATGGGAAGGCGGTAAAGGTTCACACACTAGAGGAAAGGATAAGAAATCATACGATGCTTATGCCGCTGGATGGGATGCTATATTTGGTAAGAAGAAGAAGGCGAAAAAAGATGAAAAAGTTGAGGAGACCACAACGTCAAAAGACGAGGTACCACAAGATTCTGTTTGAACAGGATTCGCCTTTCCGAGCTCAAACAATTCCTAACAAGAAAAAACGTATCCCACGCAAGGGAAAATATTCAAAAGATTTAGAAGGTGACAGCGTAACCTAACTTAGATGATTGGTCGCTGTCATTTACTACAGGTCTATTTGATATATTTGTAGTAGAGTTATTCACTTGATTGTTGTTCTGTTGTGTCACAGCACTCATTACTGGTTTTGCTTCTTCCTTCTGTTTGGACTCTTCTTCCATCTCTCTAGCAGTCTTAACTCTATCACCAACTTCTACAACTTCAGCATCACCTAAGAAATCCTCTTCACCTGTTTCAACAAGTTTACTTGGAACATAGTCTTGTCTTTCATTTAATTGACCTTGTATCTCCATTGCAGCTTGGTCAGATTGCATCTTAGCATTACGTATCTCTTCAGTTGTCTTACCTTCAAAACCAGTCTCGACTCTACCCATGTCCATTTGGTCATAGTAACCACTATCAACTCTTTCGTTAACAAGCGCTGCTTTCTCTTCACCTTTAAGTTCTTCATTGTTAACTATGATTCTACCTCTCATAGCATTACGTCTTTGTGTTTCACGTCTATTGAGTTGTGCCTCAGCATCGAAGGAGATACTCTCTTGTGCTTTTCTTTCGTTAATGAGTTCTTGTGTATCAGTGTCCTCTAATCCAGTTGCCATTGCTTCTGCAGCTGGAGACATGTCCCCACCACCATCAGCAGTTTTAGCCTGTTCATCTGTTAACTCTTCTTCAGCATCATCACCAAAAATCTTATTGACCAACCAATTGGGTAATATCTTTTTAGCGAAGTTCTTTAGTATCTTACCGATGTCTATATCAAACACATTCTTAAAGAAGTCGCCAATAGCTCGGAATGGTGCCATGAGTAAATCCCATATACCACCAAACATGCCTTTGAGTCCTTCCATGACCCTATCGAAGTCACCTGTAAATAATCCCACAACCATGTCAAACATACCACTAAAGATGTCGAAGATTGCTTGACCTATGTTCATGATGTATGATATACCAGTGTCGATGATACCTCTAAACCATCCAACATTCTCATACATCGACATGAATGCATTGTAAAGAAGGTAACCAGCTGCAAGTATAGCAACACCGATTGCAATAAACGGTAATGCAGTCATTAACATACTACCAGCAGTTAGAAGTAACCCACCAACAAATGCAAGACCTGCCATGATGAATGGTGCTACAGCGGCAATCATTCTAACTGCTGAAGCCATAACTGCCTTACCAGCTTGTAGTAATGCACCACCCATAGCCTTAACACCACCAACCATGAATTTAAGACCACCTTTGATTTTGCCAGGCAATGCCATTACACCATCTTTTACACTTGTAAAGGTGTCAGACATTGATTGACCGATATTAGTAATAGTACTACTAACACCTTCTTTTAAACTTGATAACCCATCCGACATGATAGATGGAAGAGCTGCGAATCCACTTACTACAGAATCTTTCATGTTCATAATAGTACTTGAGAAATTTTCAGTGAAGCCTGATGTAAAGGAAGATACACTCATAACCATACTTTGGAATAAGTCGTCAGTACCGAATACTTTACCAACAGCATCGATGTTCTTAACTACATCATCCGCTAGACCAACAAGGTCGAAACCAGTAAGTGTTTTAAGACCGTCAGAGAATTGTCCAAGACGACCAGCATCTTCGGATATCTCTTTCATCCTTTCGCCGATAGCTTCTTCTTCTTTCTCTTTGACTGCTTTTTGTTTATCAAGAACTTTAGTGTTTTCTGCTTTTAACTTGTCTAGGTCTTCACCCTGTTTATCAAGTTTGCTCTTCTCTTGTTCGAATCTTTTATCCAAAGACTCCATGGTTCTTTTCTTGACTTCTTCTGATTTTCTTTCTAGTTCCTCTCTTCTCTTGTTTTCTGCCTCTAGAGCTTCACGAGCTTCTTCAGTACCTTTATCAGCATATGCTTTAGATAACTTTTCAGCGTTACGTCTTGCAGCTTCAGTTTCTTTGAGTAGAGATTGGTATTCGTCTGTTTGACCAAGTAACATTTCTTGTTCTTGGTTTTGTCTTTCTTGAAGTGCCTTTTTCTTACCGTTCAACATCTGCTCACGGAATGCAAGTGTTTCTTGTTCTTCCGCAGCTTTCATGAACTTCTCGTGTGACTTAACGTATCTTGTTAAATCTACATCGGGGAATTGTTCTTCAAGTCTTTTAAATTCTTCAGATGATTTCTCGACACTACCTTCCATGACATTAGCAAGAGATGTTTGCAAACCAAGAAGTTTGTTCCCTTGTAAAGCGCCTGAGTAAGTAGATTTTTGGGTGTTGATAGAATCTAGTGATATTTTAGATAATGCCTGATTAGTATGTTTGAGTCGTTCAATAGCACCACCAAAGCGCTTATTGACATTCTTCATACCACGCTCGATATCTTTACCACCATCTTGTAACGACTTCTCAATGTCAGTCGTTACACTGGTGATTCTATCCGTGACCTTCTTTATGTCGTCATCTGCCATTTATTGTTCCTACTGTTTACTAAATGCTTTTCCTGCCTCTGATATACCAAATGCACCTAATGTTACTACAACAAAAGAAGTGTATATAGTGTCAGAAATTAATAGGTCTTGTCCCCAAAATGCAGTGATTAAATCACATACACCAAAGACAACCATTAAGAAAAATGAAATAAATCCAATGATTGATTTCTCGTTGATGTCATTCTCATCTCTGAACAATGCACCTATAGAGAACCTTTCCTTTGGTTTTGCAGCTGCTGTTGCAATCTGAAGTTCCTTAGAAATTTTCTCCATCTCTTTAATTTTGTCTTGAGCTTCATCCAACTTCAAGACCATTTCAGTATACTTAGCAACGTCTATTTCAACATTACCAGCACTTACTTTCTTTTCGTCACTCATAATTTGTGTCCTCTATATTATGAATCACATACACATTACAAAAGTTATTGATTTTTACGTTGTTCGTTCTTTAACCTTTCCTCTTCCAAGTGTTGAAGTAGTAAGTTGATGTATACCTCTCTTTCCCATGGTATCATCTCATCCAACTCAGTTAATGAATACTTGTGGTGTTGCATCAACTGAAAGTTAGTGTTGTAATAATTCAACACCGACTCGTGGGAAAGGCAAATTAAAAAAAACTTTGAATACCTTGTAGTAATCTAGTATTTTCTGTTTGACAAACCCCACACTTATACTTTACTTCATGTGTTAGTTTTGGTAAACTATCAAAGAACATTCCGAGTTCATCTAATTGCTTGAATGTCAAACTATCGAAAAACTCATCCAACTCCTTTTGAGATACATCTTCCATAGGATACACTTCATCGGCATCAAATACAGAAGTAATACATCTCTTCACAATCTCCATACTTTGTTGTGTTTCATCCATCTTGGTTAAACCGTCAATGTCTTTAACACTTGGTACCCTAAGTTTTACACCCATATCGTCTGTTAACATAACTGTATCAGACTCAGGCATAGCACCCGAAGGTTGGATTGCTTCTAAGTCTAAATCAACTTTAGCAGTCCCTTTACAATCTTTGTCCATACATGTTAGTACCAACTTAGATGTTTCACCTACTGAGATAGCACGGACTTTGATGAATAACCACTCTAAGTCCATCATAGGTAGTTTGGAAATATTCTCTTTTCCAAATGTACATGCATCAATCATCTTAATGATTGCTGACATGACTTGTTCTTGGTCAGCGCCTTCTTTTGCCATGACTAGAACTTTTTGTTCTTTAACTAGGAATGGTCTATATTCTATCTCTTTCCCACTACTAGGTAGCACTGTTTTATAAGTCGGTGCCGACTGAATCGGTAATGCCATAATTACTCCATATTATATTTAAGGTGTTCCAAAAAGGTCACGGACATTTTTGTAACTATTATCAATTCTCGATTTAGCAGTTTGTAATCCCGAAACTTTATCTTGTAATCTACCAGCAGAACTGGAGAAACGAGAACCTACTGCAAGAGCTTCTTGTAAATTGTCTAATTGACTCCTACCACTATTTAGTCCGTTCGGAGTCGTCCCTTCACCGTTGTAAACAGGGTGAGGAGTTTTAGTTGGATTTTTACTATCCACGTATTCTGTTGTGAAATATCTGTAAGCAAATTGTACACTTACACTTAACATTTCGCCCTGGGCCATATCCAGTGTAATTTCATCAATTGATGTTGGATATGCTTCATGTAATCTTACGATAAGACTTTCGCCTTGTTGACCTTCACTGGCAAAGGTAGGGTTATATCCATCCTTTCTTAGGTGTTTGATTTCTACTTCACCAATATAGTCTTTATAGTATGCAAAGATAGGTTGTGTGTTTGGGTCTGAACCAGAGCTCTGGGCGGGAGCTGCAGTGTCACCACCATAGATTGAATCTAACCACAACTGAACTATCTTTCTATCTAAGAAATCTATGTCAGCATAGAACGTAAAGGTTGCAGTCCCACCATCATCGATTTTACCTGTTGGGAGAAATTTTCCTTTACCTTGTGTTACCTTCTCAGTAACTTCTAACTTTCTACTTGGAATGGTTGCGGTCTTACATCTAACTGCATTGAGTGTTAAACCTTGTGGGCCGAAAAATGCAACTTCAAATTGGTTTGCCATTGCTGGTGCTTTGATTGCACCTATGATAGTATCAATCGAGTCGTGTCTATTTCTTGCTTTATCTTCCATCTATACTTCCTTAAATAAATAACAGTCCAATCATGAAACCGATATTAAGACCTAGTGAGCATACTAGAATGAAATCTTTTCTAAATGTTGTATTTACTGCATAGTAAGTTTTCATTACACTACCCTCTTGAGTGATTCAGCATATACACGATTTGCATTGTATGCTGTCCCTTGGTTATCTACAAATTTCTGAGATGGTAACATAACCACAACATCCCAGTAATCATATGGTATCTCTCTTATTTGACCACTAATGTGTGTAGTAAGATATTCCTTTACACATGGTCTTGCCCATTTTAATCTTGTTACAGATTTGACCATATCATATGTAAGTTTCAATCTAGTGTTTTCATCATCCCCCATGTCAGGGTCTACTGCTAACTGGTCAAACACTTCCAACAATTCTAACCTCTTTCTTGGTGGAAGGTAATGCATATTCAAACCTAAGAACCCTTTTTTCCTTGGTTCTATTGGTACTACCACAGGGTATTTATCCCAATAAGGCAATGTAGCGTACCCCTTTGCACTGTAATTAAACAATACTAGAGAACCTAAAAATGGTCTTGTTACTGGTGTGCCTTCTACAGCTAATTTACCACGGTTGACCTTTATAGTTCTTAGATTATCCTTAAACCATTCTCTTGCTTCGAGTGACTTCTCTTCTATTTCAGATGGGAGTAAGTCGTCATAGTTCTTAAGAATAGATGCCATACATCTATTTATACTAAGTTAGATGGTCTTCAGTTAATATTCTAAATTTAAATTTACGGTCTTTGCAGTATTCGTTAGCTGCTTTGAACTTTGCTTGATTGACAAGGTATGTTGCAACCTCGTTGATGTACCTTTTAGTTTTTCGCTTGGGTTCTTTAGGTGGTTTGGTTTGCTTCTTAGGCTTAACTTCGATGATTTCATGCAACACTTCACCCTTAGTGTTACGATATTTTATGTAGAAGTCAGGGAAGTATCTGTGAACCTTGTTGTCCACAGGAGAAATGTATGGTATAATGATTTCTTCACTACCCCATTCTAGTATGTTAGTGTTATCATCACAATATTGCATAAATCTACGCTCCCACAGAGACCTATAGACAATCTTTGTAGGGTCGCCTTTATATTTTTTGTAATTCTTCGGTTTAAACCGTCCGCTATATGACATAAATAGATGTAACAATAAAGAAACTCTAGGTATTTATACATGGCATCACTAAACAAAATTCTATCGAAAGTTAACTCTGCCTCATCAGCATTGAAATCAGTAAAAGGACTGAAGTCTAAAATCACAAACACAGACTATAAGAAGACAATTGCAGACCTATCAAACTATGATGCTCTTAAAGAACTAGCAGATAAAGAAAGAGAGATATTGGAAGGACGAAGAAGTAGACTCAATCAAGATGAGGATGCAGCTAATAAGATGAAGTCCATCAAATCTGCTAAGAGACCCCCAGCAGGAAAAACAAAGGAACTACAATATCCTTTAGAACAACTCAACAACTATCTAGAAATTAAAGTCAGACCAAGAAAACAACAGAACAGTGGTGACAATGCCAGAAATTTACTGAACGATACAGAAACATACATTTATATGTACGTTCCTACTGGTCAAGTAAGTGAGGCAAAAGTTTCATATAAAGAAGGTGAGGTTGGTGTAGTTGCAAGAGGTATCATGCAAGCTATGGATGCAGAAGGTTTTGTTGAAACAGGTTCCACTTTGATGGATACACTAAGTACTGCAATACAATCGGGTCTAAACAAGATGGCAAATATGGCAACAGGAGATGTTGTTAACTTTGCACAAGGACAAGCAGTCAATCCGATGAAAGAACAGATGTTGGAAGGTGTTGGGTTCCGTTCATTCTCAATGGAATTTACAATGAGACCAGTATCACAAGAAGAAGCAGATGTGTGTAAAGAGATTATATGGACACTCAGAACAGCTGCTCTACCCGACACTTTTGGTTCGGATGAAACCAGTCAGATAGAAAACTATTTTAACTATCCGAACATTATCGATTTAAGATGGGAAGGGCCTATTGCAAATGTGATGGATGGATTCTTACCAGCAGTGATTACAAATGCAACCGTAACGTATGGTGGTGGTAGTACACTAGAGACTTTCTCAGATGGTACTCCACTAGAGATGAAACTCCAATTAGAATTCACTGAGATTAAAGTTCTCACACAAGAGACATATCAAAAAATATCACCACATCCGAAAGCGGTAGATATTGGTGGTGGTACACCAAGTATATTGAACAATAGAGACACAACTAACGGATAACACTATGGCGACACAACTATTTAAAAACTTTCCAACAATACAGTATAAACTTAATGATGGTAGAATTATCCACATCAAAGATTTCTTCCGTAAAGGTAAGATTGAATTACAAAAAGTTAATACACTTGTTGATTATGAATACTATGAACTACAAGAAGGGGAAAGACCCGATATAGTTGCTTCTAAACTATATGGGGATAGTGATTTACACTGGGTACTATTCCTAGTGAATGAGATAGATAATTACTATGATTGGTATATGGATGTAGAGACATTCAACAATTACTTGGACAATAAGTATGAGGGTGTTTATCTAACTGCATCCGAAACAACAGATATTGTTGGCCCACACAATACAGATAATCAAGGTAACATTGTCAGCGACAACAAATTCTTATTGGGAGAAGTAGTTACACAAGGTGATGTTAAAGGACATGTATTACAAGTGGATGCAACTAAGAAACAATTACGAGTTACTGCTGGTGATTGGATAGAAGATGCTGTTGTGTCAGGTTCACTTAAGTCAATGAATGTTCAAGGTGTAGTACAACCAAGAGATTCTATCTCACACTATGTGAATGCAAATGGTATAAAATCCACAACACCACAGGCAGGGTTTTCAAGTGTAAGCATTTGGAAACATGAGTATGAACTCAACGAAGATAAAAGAAAGATTAAAATAATCAAACCACAATATGTAAGAACAGTGGTTACACAATACGAACAACTTTTACAAGTTTAACATATGACAACAGAAAACCGTAAGAGCGGTGAGTTTTTTATAAACTCGATAACCCTCTCAAATCAATTCAAAGAATCAGTTGAGATAACCAAACTCATTACTGGGTTTCGTCTGTTCGAGTCTATCTATAAAAAGTACACTACCGCAGAGATACACTTCATTGATGGTTTGAACTTGATTAAGAACTTCAGGTTTACAGGTCAGGAGTTTGTTAGAGTTTCTATCTCTATGAAACAAGGTGTTGGAGAAAAAGCAGCTAAAGAGGATAGTATCGATAGAGACTTCCGTGTATATAAAGTATCAAATGTCAATCGTGTTAACGACACTACACAAACATATATGATAAACCTATGTGACCCAGCAATGTTTTCGTGCGAACGTGTACGTATAAGCAAAGCTATGAGAGGGTCATATGATAAGATGTTACAGAACATTTTAGTTGAAGATGTTAAAATGAAACCCGAAGAGTTTGACTCATGGGAAACAACCATACCCGACAATCAACAGATGGTATGGCCCAATTGGAAGGTTTCCAAGGTCATAGATTTCATAGCACAAAATGCATCTATTGGAACTGATACACCGTATAAGAATGGGGTGTTCTTCTTCCAAACATTAAACGGTAAGTATAAATTCAAATCTATTGACACTATGATGGAACAGGAGTATCCTCTATCCTTCTCATATAGACCAAGGTCAGACAATCTAGAAACTGGAGACACCGACATTAATGCTCCAAGTGGTTTGAACACACAAATTATATCTTACACTAAACCACAGATTTTTGATACACTTAGAGGAACCATCTCAGGTGCATATTCTAGTTCTATGAAAGTATACGACCCTATCAGAAAAATAGAAGAGGATATTGTTTTTGATTTAGAAGAAAGTTACAAGAAAGGTAATCATGTGTCTGGCAATTATCCTATGATATTGACCGATGGTGCGGAACCATTTACTGAGATGACACTTACAACAGAAGACATTGTTGATAAATTCATTTCACCAAATGTAACTGAGATTGATGCTAACCTGGCCCCGAATAAAGTTTTCGATGGTGTGGTTCATTACGATTACACTACTACACATGTGTTCGACCAAGAAACAGATGTCACATCAAACGAAGTATTCCAAGGTCAGAAGAATAAAGACAACGCAAAATTAGAAAGACAAGCAATGATGGAGATACTACAACAACACACTATGGTAGTGTCCATCCCATTTAGAACTGATATCAGTTGTGGGACTATTATCAATTTAGAATTGCCCGAACCACAACTTGCTTCAGGTACAGATGTCAAAGATAAATTAAATGACGGTAGATACTTGATTACAGATATATGTTTCCAAGGGAATGTATTGGATAATGGTGGTGTCTGTAACATAGAGTGTGTCAAAGAAAGTTTCGCTAAAACTATTGCTTCTATCAATCCACAAGATAGTATGGAAGCACCCGAGGATATATAATGAGAATGTTTTATGGCATAGTAGAAGACCGTAACGACCCACTGTTAATTGGTAGGGTTAGGGTACGTGTACATGGATTGCATACAGATGATAAACAGTTGATTGCAACACCCGACCTTCCATGGT